TCAATTTTCATTTTTATTGCTTCTATTTCTTTTTCTTTTTTCATCAATTTCTTTTTCTTTTTCTACTTTTAATTCAATAGAGTCTTGTTCATCATATAGTCCAATTAAGAAACCTTGAACAATTCTATTCTTTGCTTTCTGAATTGTTTCAAGTTCATCTTCTTTTTTCATTAATTCTTCTTTTAATTCTTCTACTAAATCTTTATTTTCATTTTGGTCTAATACACTATCAAGATAATCTTTAACTTGTAGAATAACTTCTTTAAGTGTCTCATAGACAACATTATATGATATACCTTTATAAATTGATGAGTCTCCATGTTTGTTTTTCTTAGGGAAAAGATACAAGTCATCATCTGTACCTTTTTTACCTTGTGTTACTCTCATTGTCTTTCCGTCTGGTGTCTTACATAAACCAGTTAACGCATATGTTCTCACTTCTGATCCTTTGTGAGATTTCACGTTACATTCAAAGTATTGTTTTATTCTATCAAACTCTTCTTTTGAATATAATGGTTGATGAGCATTATAAACTCTTCTCCACTCTTCTTCTGGCAATCTTCTGTAAGGTGTTGTAACTCTAGTTTTACTCTTTGAAGGTTTTTTATTTCCAACTGATTTATTATAAACAATATTACCAACATAGACTTCATTTTGAAGTATATTTGCTATTGATGATGATCTCCATTCAGTAGCTCTTCTTGGTTTGATTTTACGTTTATTCAATTCCCAAGCGATATCAGATGTTGATTTACCTTCAAAGAAAAAGTCCTTAATCATTATTACTACTTTAGCTTCTTCTTCCGATGGTGTTAATTTTTTAGTGGTCTTATTTACTATATATCCATAAGGTGTTACAGAGTTTACCCACTGTCCTCTACTTTGAGCTAACTTTTTACCTTCTCTCATACGTTTATTAATTTGTTTGAATTCAAATCTAGCAAAGAAACCTTTAAATAGAATTATCTCTTCATCTGACTCATTGTTAGCGTCCAATACTTGATAAGGAGACTCAACAACAATTAATGTCTCTGACACTTTCATAGAGTATAGTATTCTATCGTTATCTGTACCATTACCTCTAGATAATCTGTCTAAGTCTACAACTAATACAGCGTCATATAAATTCTTCTCAACATCAGTAAGTAGTTTTTGCATTACTGGACGATCATCAATAGTTGAACCTGAACCAATTTCTTTATATAACTCATAGCTCCAATTATTTAATTCACATCTATTTAATAATCTAGTTTTATGGTTATCTAACTCACTTTCATCTTCTCCCCTAGATAATCTTAAATATACAGCAACATGTTTGATTTCTTCTTCTATATTATGGAAGTTATGTTCATTAGTTCTCATCTATAATTCCACCTCTTATTCCATTCTTATTCAAAGTAAATGTAACTGATAAATCTATCTCATCTTCAATATCAACATCTGTTGCTATCCATTGATTTTTATTTACAGCTTTTACGTTATATTTATTTAATACATCATAAACACTTTTATTTGATAAATTAGTAAGTTTCACAATATCAGAAGTAGCATGTGTTTTTGCTAATTCAATTATTCTCTCCTCAATCTCTTCTGTAATCTTACGTGTAGGTCGATGTAAATCTAATTGAAATAATTTCTTCTTAATAGAAGTACGTGACCTTCTAGGTAATAGTTTCATTAATTCTGGCCACTCAATATCATAATTATCTTTTAGTATTTGTTCCTCTTCTTCTGACCAACGTTTAGAAGGTTTAACGTGTTTCTTTTTTGTTTTAAACATGTAGTCATACTTTGCACGTACTTGTTTATTTGTTCTATTTGGAAAGAAGTCTGCTATATCATTTAAAGTAATATTTTTTTTGTATAATTTTTTAAGTAGTTCTTCTTCTGAAGAAGTCCAACGATTAAATGTTCTTTTACTTTTATCACTCATTTTATAATTCAACCCCTATTCATAATATATATTTATATTATACCCTAAATACAAAAGAAAACCACCTAGACAGGCGGCTTAATTTAATTTATTATATTTTAATTCCATTGAGTGTATGTATTTGTTCTTGTGTTACGTTAATATGTATATTTTTAAGTTTATCCTTCACTTTCTTGGAAAACTTTACTGATTTTGTTTTACTCATATTTTCTTTTCCTTCCATTTACTACATGAGTACATAAGAGTACCTTCATCGAGTGAAATTTCTTCTTGTATTTTATTTTCTAATGCTTTCTTTAGAATAGAACATGATCCACTTCTATACCTTGTACATCTTTGACAACCTTCTAGGAAGTCATTATATTCGTCTTCCTTATCAAAAATTCCATTCCAACCAGTTTGAGTGAAAGTTAGCTCTACTCTAGGGTTGCTTGGTTCAATATATACTCTATTAAATCTAGGTACTACTTTCTTATCATTGTCAAACACTAAGCCAGAAGCTTCTATTGAGTCATTTAAAGTCTTCAACGTGTTATCTAAGTCAACATTAACTCTAGTAACATATGCTTCTATATCCATATATATGTAATGATCCTTAGTATATTCATAGTCCCAATCAATATTGACAGGTAAAGACATCTGACGTTCAACGTTAATCATAATGTCCTCTCTATTTTCCTTACCAGCTTTAGACAAGATTTTCTTACCTGTAAAACGTCCTCCAGAAAACTGTTGTACATAAAGTTTATTTAATGAAGTAGGTAATGGTAACGATAATCTACATTGTAAAGGCATGTTTATCACCATTTTTAGTTAAGTTCTCTTTAATTTGCCTAGATAAATCAAAGTTAGCATTAGCTACCTGTTTATTACTTAAAATATTTGTTGTACTTCTATTTAAAGGGGTTTGTTTCATACCATTTCTTGATCGTTCAATTTCAGAAGTAACTTTATTAGCAAAGTCATCTTCACCTAACGGTCTTCCTTTATCTATGTCAATGCCACGCATATCATCTTTAAATGTAACTTGTAAGTTAATAGTTTTAGTACCATGTAAACCTTCAGTATATGTATGTATTACTTCTTTAATATAAATATCAGAATTAAGAGCTAAAGACTCGACTGAGTCAATAGCTAATCTAATTTGTTCTCTTTTAAATTTATCAGAATTCATATTAATAACCTCTCTTACGTTTTGCTGCTTCAATTTGTCTATTTAATTCTTTTTCGATAAGAGGCTCTGGTTTATGGTTTGCTTCCCAACCAGCTGGTTTCATAATTTTCTTAGTAACTGGATCAATAATTGGTTTACCAGCTTCTCCAAGTTTTGACATATTAGCTTTTTGAATGATTTCAAAGATAGGCTTAGGGTTCACACCAGTTTCTACAATCGAACCATAGTTAATGTAGTTAATATCATTAAGAGCGTCTGTTTGATTTAATAGAATTTCTTCCTTAGGGAATTCTCCTTTATTGAAACATTTATTCTTAGCTTTATGAATTGAGTGAATTAATTCATCAACTAATTTCTCTGTTTCATGCTCATTACCAGCCACAGATGACCATAAGAATTCTACTAACTCTTCCACTAAGTAATCAGCTCTTTGTACTGCTCTCTCTTTACTGATTGGTTGAGGTACTTCTGCTACTGGGTGTCCAAATGTCTCATGGAATTTCTTTACATCAAAGTATGGAGCATAAGGTTTTTTCTTTTCATTAGATGGTTTGAATGGTCTAGCATTCATAATTGGTACTTTGATCAATTTAGTAGTACGTGTATTATCTTCCTTGTTTTGATTAACAATAACTTCTACTAAAAGTTCTACACCTTTGGCGTTTTTAAACTCTCTTCCGATTACTTTTCCATATTGCTTAGTTACTGTGTCGATTACGATTTGTCCTTTTTTAATTTGTTGAAACATATGAATTCTCCTTTATTGTTTATAAATTTGTTGATTGTGTATTTTTAAATATAAATTTCTTAGCTTTGCTTTGTGATATGCTTTAAAACACATATTCTTAATTCCTTCTAATTCGTTCAATTGCTTGATTGCATAAAATATTTTCCTATCCAATATTCTTACTGATATTTCATCAAGCCCGTGAGTACGTTTGTCGTACTCATAGGCAATGAATATTCCTTCGATAATTTCTTTCAGTTTATTTTTTTCCATGATATGTATACTTCCTTATTTGTTCTGCTCTTCGTCTACAAATTTCATAATTTCACCTTGACCAACTTTAGTAGCAACTTTCTGACCATTAACGAACTTAACCATAGTTGGTGTTGACATAACCATATGCTCTGCTGCTAATTCTGGGTTCTCAAAAACATCTTTATATTCAAATTCAAAGTTCATTACTGGTAAAATTCCTTTTAAGTTTTTACATGGCATACAAGTTGGTGATCCAAATAATAAGTATTTTGTTTCGTTCATAATAGAAATCTCCTTTAATATATTAGTTTATTATTATAATTTATTTCTTTAAGATAAATTCTTTTAAAGCTTTCACACGTTCCATACACTCGTCTTCATTAGTATGAGTAGTAGTAATAGTGTAATCTGCTTCAAATGTATCTATATAGCCTTCAGTTTCATGAGTTAAATCTGTAATATCAAATTCATCATTAATTGCTTCCATTCTTTGAAGTCTTACTGCGTCATCACATTCAACCTTAACAATGATAAAGTTATTATCCTTACAGAATTGATATTCATTAGGTTGTCTTAAATCTGTGATAACATTGATCGCATTCTTAAATAGAGAACTAAAGCTTTTACTACGGTTAATATTATCTGCTGCCATTCTTACCCAGATGTCCTCATCTTGAGTTCTCATAGTTTGTCCAAACCATTGATATAAATGTCTAGGCTTTTGACCATCAGTAAATTTATTAGGGAATAACTCTTGTGCATATTCCTTTAATGCGTCTCCAAAACCAAACATTACTACTCTTGTATCGCTATCGTCTTCAAAAGCTTTTATTAATTGTTTTGCTACTGTATCTTTGCCCGAACGCATTTTACCTGTTAGGGCAATATTAATAGTCTTGTTGTCAGTTGGTTGTAATAAAATCATGGTTTTATTCCTCTCCTATTAATTACCTTATTGTAAGAATTTGTTAGATAACTCGTATGAAATAACATTGTTGAAATCAAAGTCTTTATCACGTAAAGGTACTTGATTTAATGCTAATGTATAACCGTCACCTTTAACTGAGAAGAAGTCATGGTTAGTTGTATCTGTTCTCAAACCATTTTCTACAATAGGGTTAAATGGCTCTGGGTTAAATACTGTCTCCCAACCTAAGTTCATTAAAGCACGATTACCGTTATATTGAATGTAACGAATAACGTCTTCAGTTAAACCTAACTTATCGTATAATGAAGCTGCATATTCAACCTCATTGAAGTAAAGTTGATCAAATAGTTCCATCAACTCTTTACGAATATCCTCTTGCTCTTCTTTACTGAATTTATCAAAGATAACTTGAGCTGCATATCCTGTACCACTACCATGAATAGTTTCATCTAAGATAATCTTACGAATGATTTCTCCACTGTGAACCATTTTACCTTGTCCAGCTAAATACAATGGATAGTAGAAACCAGAGAAGAATAAGAATGACTCTAAGAAAATTGATGAAGCCATTGCTACATAAATTTCACGATCAGTAGGGTTTGGTTTAAGTAATTTATAATAGTTAGTTGTAATCAATTTTGTCTTTTTGTTTAGATATTTATTTGCTGGTACCCACTCTTTTAAGTAGTAATGAGTATCTTTTCTCTCAAGTAGTGAAGTAAAGATATGTGAATACGACTTATGATGAATATTCTCCATCATAGACATAAATGCAAATACTCCTCTCCAAATCTCTTCGGGATAGTGGAAAGCCAATAAAGGCATTCCTTCAGTTCCCTGTGTTGTATCTAAACCTGTTAAACCTGATAGTGCTTTAACATAAGTTTCTTGTTCATCCGCAGATAATGTCTTCCAAACACTTAAATCTTTAGAAGGTTTGAATTCCTCTTCAGTCCACATTTGTTTTACATTTTGTTTCCAATAAGTTAACGCTATTGAATTATCTTTGTCCCAGTTTGTTGCTCTTGCTTTAATTTCTCTTGTCATTATATGTATATCTCCTTATTAGGTAGTTTTTTGTTTTAATATGTATTAGACTGCACAACTTGTACATTCAGCGATACTGATAAGTTTGTTTCTTGTGTAATAAAGTGATTTAAGTCCTCTATCATGTGCATATGCATATAATCTTGCTAGTTTGTTTGTCTCAATTTCACTGTTAACAAATAAGATTGTTGAAACACCTTGATCTATCCACTTCTGAGCTACTGCCGCCACATTTATGATATGTCTTGAGGAATATCAAATGCAGTTGGTGAATAGAACCACATTGTTTCTGGTGATAAATAAGGCATTGGATAATAAGTTTCTGAGTTACCATATTTACGTTTCTCTACAACATCTACAACTGGTGTTAATGCTGAAGAACAGTTTGTTATATAACTTATTGATTGTGTCCTTTATGTTCAGTTAAGGTCGTTAATCTTAACCCGTCAATTTTGACAGCTTATACTTTCATATAAGAGCAGACTATATCACAACTTACTTTGAAGTAAGCCATCTCCCGCTTCCACTCACTTGAGTGTACTTCCCGCAACGGAATAGTCGTTGAACTCTCCTTTTAAATGTATGATGTAATTAATAATTAAAATAAATTCTAGAATATTCTTCATGACTTAATTTCTCGATTTTATGTATATTATATTTTCTTAATAAATGAGGTAATTGGTTGACTAGAACTCGCTGAGCTTGTGAATGTGTTAAGTCAAACTCTTGAGCATAAGTTTTGATAGTATCATAATATTTAATATCGTTATTCTTATATGTTATTTTATAAGGGTTTAAAAACTGATAATCTATTTTATGATCAAAGGCTATTTTTCCTACAATCGTATCTTTCGGTATTTCTTCTACTATTTCTAGATTTAATATATTAAGAAAGCTACCTGATTTAACATCTTTTTCTGCCCTACTTCTTCCTATTTTAAAAGCTTTAGCCATCTTTGAACATGAGCCATAATAGCTGTACAACTCTCCATTTGGAAATGAGGCTTTAATTATTTTACTAGCCTTACTAACTGAAGCTCCTATATGATATCCATGTTTAGTATTATATGAGATTGTTACCCACTCCAGATTTGATACATCATTGTTGTCTTTTATATTATCTTTATGGTTTACAACTGGACAGTTAGAAGGGTTAGGAATAAATGTTTCTGCCACCATTCTATGTACTCTTGCAGTCGTTAATGTTCCATTCAGATTAGTTAAGCCTACTATCAAATATCCATCTTTATCTTTTCTAGTTTTTTTATTGATCCAACGATTATGACCACCGTGCCATCCTCTTATTCTTCCAAGATTACTTACTAGGTAATTCGGGTTATTAGGATAACTCAACCATAACTCGTTTAATTTTAATTTCTTACCTTCATGTATTATTGCTACTGGTTTCAAATTCATTTACATCATCCTTTTTAAGTATTTCATACACTTAAAAGGCTTAGCTGCGTATTACCCAATCTTTAAGATTATTACGCTTCGGTACTTAAAGCTCTAAGGGTTTCTTCGCAATTCAAGAGATTTATCAATAATATTAATTTATTATCGCCCTAATCAATAAGGTGCGATTGACAATCTATATGAGTTATATAAACCATTCTTATCAACTTCTCTAGCTAACCGTTGCCAGTCTTCTTTAGTAGGAATGTAAATACCTTTAAAAATCTCTTTAACTTTCGGAGTAATTGGTTCTACATTCTTAGTTACACGATTGTTTTTATAGAAGTATTCTCCAAACTCTTTTCCATCTTTAGCTTTATAATCTGTTTGATCAAAGCCATAGAATTTGTCATTTCTTTCAACTGCAATCTTCATTGACTCGTCTAATGAATAATAGTCCATCATCATGCAGTAAACATTTAGCAAATCAAGTGACTCTTCTGAACCATATCTAATTTTGTTTTTAGCACACATACTATGGAATGACATTACACCTAAACCAACTGCTCTATTGTTTTTATTTGCTTTATGAACTGTTGGTAAGTGTTCGATACGTGAATTGTTAGCTACAAACGTTAAAGCTCTCATTCCAGTACGAATTGACTCTTCAATTTCTTTCTCTTCGATTGATTTAACCATATTAAGAGAAGCTAAGTTACAGATAATATCTTGACCTAATTCATCTGGTTCGTAGTAATCTTTGATATCTGAAACATGCATGTATTGGAAGATCTCAGTACAATTTCCTGTCACAATTCCATTGAAGATTAATGAGTGATAATCTTCTTGTGTGGTATCATAAACATCTTCTTTACCAATATATTTAATTTCAGTAATTTCGGCAGTAAAATCATGTTTCGGTTTTCTACTATTTGGTCGCAATGTTAAGTTAAAAATCATTGCTTTATGTATATCTTTAGGTTTCAAAGCTACTTCTTTCATAAACAAATCTCTTGAGCTTCTGTCTTGAATGCTAATTTTATATGTATTTTGAACTTTGTACTCTTTCATGCCGCCATTACCATCTGGTAATAAGCTTATCTCTCTCTCACTTTGATATATTGATGAATACACACCGAGATTTAACAGTTGCATTTGAATATCTCTTGCTAATTCTTCACTGATTGTTGTCAATTCGATGCTCATTGCTTTATATTTTTCATTTGTATTTACGCAAGCATCCATTTGATATAAGCCAGATAAATAAGCAGTTATTGTATTTTTTGTAGCATTTTTTAATAAGTTTGGAAATCTCAATTTAGTCTCTCTGTTAAATCCAAATCTAGATAATATTTTGTATAGCTCAACACTGCTAATTGTTAATTTTTGTAGTTCTTTATTTTCAACAAATTTAGGATGTAAGTTTGCACTATGATGTAAAAACTCATTTTTATTTCTATATTTATCTATAATATAAGCTACTAATTCTTCAATAGTTTCTTTAAGATATTGCTTCTCGTGATATAGATAAATTTTAACTGAACCGTCTCTTCCAAATGTCCCATCTCCAGCGATAAGCCCCATCAAGAATGCTAATTTTGGATCATGAAAATCTCCATAACTTCCATTACCAGATTGAACTAATAGCTTATCTCCTACCTCTAATTGATTTAACTGAACTTTTTCAATTGAGTCGTTTATTTTTCTATAATATTTGTGCCATTCGGTAGATTTAATTTTAAACCCTTGTTTAGTAGTAATTTCATAAATTTCAGCTTGTTTAGCTGTAAGTTGCATTGGAATAGCATTTACGATATCAGTACCTTTATTGTTAATATCATAATTCTTAGTTCTATTATCAATTACTACTTTCAAATCTTCTTGACTTTCATACAAGTCTTTGGCTTTCACATAACCTTTTTCAGTTAATAACTCAGTGTCTCCAGTAACACATAAGTTAGACATTTTGATTTCACCAAGCTCATTTAAAGCATGGTTTTTGTTTGCGTTATCTTTATACATGATATAAGGATAACCAGATTGTAATTGAATTTGAGCGATCAGATTTAACATTTCTCTAGCATTAATTTTATGTTTGATAACATTTTCATTCTCAACGAACTTGTCATACCAATCATTAATATTAATGTCATCTAAGATTACATCTTTACCGAATTCTTCTTGAATTGAGTATGGTTCAAACATATATAAGTCTTTGTCTTCTTTTGCTAAATCAAAGAATAATGAAGGAACAATTAAACCGATTGAAAGTGTAGCTAAACGTGTATCTTCATCTGCATTAACTTTCTTAGTGTTTAATAACTCAATTACATCTGAGTGGAAAATGTTTAAGTAAGCAGCACCAGCTCCAGCACGTTGACCTAATTGATCAGCATAACTAACTTCACCTTCAATTAATTTAGCAACTGGTACGATACCTTTACCTACATTCTTAACACCTTTTAATGTAGCACCACGACCTCTTAATCGTGTTAAGTTAACTGCTACACCACCAGCAATCTTACTAGCTTGTGATACTTGACTTCTAATGAAGTTGATAGAGTTTAATGTGTCATCCATTGTGAATAAATAACAAGAAGCTAATTCTCCTCGTTGCTTACGACCAGCATTTAAATATGTTGGAGTTGCTGTTTGTACTGTTTGAAGTGTATGTGCTTTAATGTATCTTTTAGCTAAATCAACATCTCCACCAGCTAAGTACAGAGAAACGATTACGTTATGTTGTTCAAAGTCTTCAAGCCATTGCGACTTATCTCTAGTTTTTAATGCGTATGTATCATAGAATTTGCTTGCTGCCATGAAGCTTTGGAACTCAAAGCCGAATGAATAAGCATAATCTAAAAGCTCTAATAATGTTTCTTCACTGTAATCTTTAAATACATCAATATAGTAATCTTCTTCTACTAAGTAACGTAATCTTGCAATCTGATTTGAGAATTGCTTTGTTTTACTCTTAATGTGTTCTAAATATAACTTAATTGCTTCTTTGTCTTTTGATAAGCTAAGCTGTCCTAACTCATCTCTTCTCATGATTTCATTGTTTTTTTCGATCCATTTACTCAAATCAATCGCCTCCCAATATTTTTATATTTCATTTCTTAAATAATTTTCAAATTCTTCTTCAGACATTAACCTAATTCGTTTAACGTCCTCAATAAATTTTCTTCTATTCTCGTTCATCTTATCTAGAAGTTGATCAATATCTCTCTTCTCAGCTAAACCATCTAGATAATCAGATACTTGTTGATTTACACTAGGCTCTTCATCAGTAGCTAATAAACCAACATTACCGCCAGTGTAATCTTTATCTACTGTTTTAGTAGTTGTACTTGTAGGCGTGATTACTTCATATGAATTACTTTGATCCAATAGTTTCATACTATATAAGAAGTAAAGCGTCTGAGCAGCTGCCTGTAAATCTTGATGTCTATTTCTCTTCCTTAAATTGTCTTTAATAATATCATCTTGCATATCAAAGACTATTCCAAATTGTTTATCGAACATATCATTAATTGTTTTCTTATGTTCCATTACATCACCCTTCCTTTAATATAATCGACTAATTTATTTACATCGACCATATTTCCAGCTAGTTCATACTTTCCGATCAACTCTACGTTAAATCGTTTCGAAATCGTATCTCCAGCTATTGCAAAATTAGTTCCCCAATTACGATTGCTAGACGACATAACTGCAATCAAATTGTTTTGGTTTGTTTCATTCTTTAGAAAAGTTTCTACTGGTGCTGGAACCTCTCCAAAATCATATGTTGGTGTAATTAACACATATGAATTATTTATTTCTAACGGTTCATCTTTTATTCTATGCACATCTATTTGAATTTGTTCCAGAACTTTCTCCATAAATCGTTCCGTTTGTCTTGTGCGAGAATAATAAGCAAGTGATAGTTTACTAGGTACTGAAATGCTTTCTCTTTTATCCACTGCACTATTCATCTTCCTTTTATTATATTTTATTTCTTATCATAAAAATTGTAATCGAGATTTTCTAAGAAATCTTCTGTTGTATGTATAGCTTCATTGAAGTCTTGTGTATTATCATATGTATCATTGTCTTCCAAATAATCGAATGTTACGTTTTTGTATGCTGCTTCTAATGCGTTCATTAAATTTTCCTCACAGTATCAAATTATTTTAACTTCAACTTCTTTTTCGTTCTCATGTGCATAGTTTAATAAGAATTGTAATTTATATCCATCAACGGTTACTTCTTCACCATCAAATTTGCCAGACATTTGTTTCAGAAAAATACTTTCCACTGTTTTTTCAACTAACTCAATATCTATACGTCCTTCTTCATCACTCGGAATTGAGTCTTGATATTGTTCCTTAGTCTTTTCATCAGTGATAGCAATAACTACTGCTCCATCATACATATTACGTTCAGCTTGAACAGTCAGCACTAAGTTTTCACTACTAGTCACTCGATCAGCAATATATTTTTCATTTCCTTCTTTAATTGCTCCTAAGATTTCAATTACTTTATCAAAAGCAATAATCGAAGCTACATTAACTGACTTGATCATATTATCAATTAATTCTTTTAATGGTTCAAATTCTAATGGCTCATTATTACCATATGAGTTATATTGAACTCTTCGAAATACCTTACCTTCATGACTTGGGCTATCCAATTGAATATGAACTTCCTTGTCATTTAAACCTGTTGCTTGAAGGTCAAAATCTCCTTCTTCCCACTCTTTAACTGCGTGTAATTTCTCATACAATTCTCCAATTGGAGTCTCAGTATTCAAAGTGGTTTTAAACCAATCAATTGCCTCTTGCTCATTATCAAATCTTAAACCTTCATTTGTATAAACTGGCATTTAGCTTCCTCCTATTTAATTAAGATATTCTGTTTTACTTCAATTTCAGCATAATCAATAGCTTCCTGTTCTTCAGTTGATAAACCATTGTAGTATTTCTTGAATGCTGCTTTATCAACTTTCTTCTCAACTTTTTCGGTGATGTATTCTTTAGGTAATTTGCTTTCATCTTTGATATTCATAACTTTACTATTTCTAATTGAAACAGTTAATGTTGGTGAAGCAACTTTCTTCATATCTAAGCGTGACATTTGAACTAAGCCATATTGTTTTAAGTTATCAATATTTCGTTCAGCTTTCTTCTTGAGTTCATCAAGTGCTTTCTTACGCTCATTAATGACTTTAATATCATCTTGATACTTTTGAATTACTTTACCGATGTTGATGACTTTACCTTCTGCACTTTCTTGAATAGACTCTAAAGTGTCTTTCATTTCCTCAAAAGAATAGTCATTTTCTTCCATAAAGTTGATCAAGTTTTGGTATTGATCAGCGTAATCGTATAACTTCATATCTTCCATTTTGTTCTCTCCTTATTAAACATTGAGTAAGGAGTTGTAGATTAATTTACATAAAATTTACGCTCAATTAATCTACTTCATAATAATACTTCCTCGCTTACTCAATGTCAACTGTTTTTTATATTTTATTTCTTATTTTTTGAGTAAACTTTTGCTAATATAAAACATGTAAGTAATAAACAAATATTAGCAACTTCTGTAATTATAATATGTATAGAAACACCTGTTAAACTAAAGATAGTTACTAGCAATGATAAACCTATTGCAAAGAATAAATACAGTAACGGGTTAGCTCCTTCACTTGTTTTCTTTCTAATAAAGTGAATGATTTGATCAATGTAGGCTAACACAATTGAAACTGTCGCCACTGTCTGACTTACTTCCAATGATAGATGACTAAAGATTACAAGTGCTAATAGTATGTATAGTAATGAGAATATGATCGCAATTGGCTTTTCCAATCTCTTAAAGTTGAGCCAAATTACAATAATGAGTGCTACACCAGCGTTAATAAACTGTCCTAAATAGATATACCATTCAGCATTACCAGTTCGTAGTACATTTAATAAGCTAAACAAAGTTGAAAAGCTTACTAAGTACCAAAACATAGATGATATTCCTGTAAGATTTTTGGAATAAAATATTGATTTTAATTGATTATAATACGCAGTCACAAATATCAAAACTACTAGTAAATTAAGGGTTAAAAGTAAAGCTGCCATTATTGTCCATGCTCCTCTAACGTTTGTTTCGCTACTTTGTTACTTAATAGCAACGTAGTTAAGACACTATATCCAATTATTGATTGATAAATTACTTCTTTTTGAGAGATAGCAGTCTCTACTAAATTTGTTCTTATCAACATAAAGATTTCAAAGAAACCAAATGTTAAAGTAAAGAATATAGCTCCAAAGAATATTGAACCTATGATTGTTAAACAAAGTCTTTTCAAAATTAATTCTCTCCTATCTATATAAAATTGTTCCGTTATAACCTGTAAATACTTTTGCGTTCTCTTGAATATGATTGTACATAACTTCGAATGCTGGGTTTGGTACTAGTTGAATAACTTTATTGTTGTTGGTTTGTACTGCTGTCATGTGGCTATTTTTCTTGTATTTTAATCTTACTAATTGTTCTTTATCCATTGCTAATTTCCTTTCAAGAATTTCTTAATAAACACATCTATTTGATTGGTTCTTCTTCGTTTATCTTCTTGAATATGATCCATTTCATTATTACGCTCTTCTAATTGCTTTTTGATTTCATCAAGATAATATGTATTAAAGTTGATATTCTTCTTCATTAATTTAGATACAATACCATTTGTCATAACAATACTTACTGGCAACTCACATTTGGTTGTGAAATCTAAAGTAACTTTACTTTTATATTCATTAATATGTACTCGTGATAAATTCCATTTCTCATTGATAGGATAATCATTTTTGTATTCTGTCATTAATTTTTCTACTGCTTCATAAAATAGTTCCAAATTCTTCATTTGTCTACCTCTCATTATTATATTTTATTTCTTTACCAATTAAATGCTTTTTTCAACGATAAGAACACTGTTTTAAGATGTAACTGATTGATCACTCCACCTACAACATCATAAGCTGTACTAGGTTTGAAGTTACATGCCTCGACATGTTTATATAATTCATCTGGCATTTCTTGTAATCTCCAATATTCTCTAGGAGAATAGAACCTTAATACACCATCATTTATTGTTCCTAAAGTCTTACCACGCATGATTGTTTGACAAGCTTTAACCTGTACTCGTCCTCTTCTAGCTTTAGAAGTAACATAAGCTAAGTCAATTCCGTCTCCATTATTTGCGTATAAATATCCTTTCTTAGTACCATTTTTAATTTTATAACCGTTCTCATCTTTACCAAGTATAAGATGACTATGTATATGTTCGTTTGCGATATCTGGTTGATCATTATTTTCTAAGTATGTTTCTAAATGTTTAGGTTCCCTTGTTAAATCAAGAAACTCAAATTTACCATTGTCTATATCTTTTCTAATAGATATTGAAAATAAACGTTTTCTCTTTTGAGCTGAACCTAATTCATGTGCATTTAGAACTTTATAATATGTATTGTAATTTAAGCTATCAAGCTCATCCATATAATTTTGGAAGTTAGGCATGTTTTTTCTACTTATTGCGTCTGGAACATTTTCCCAAACTATCCACTTAGGCTTACATTCTTCCATTATCCTGACTGCTTCCCACATCAGAGCTGATCGAGTATCTGAACCTTTAAGTCCTCCACCTTGCTTACCAGCCCTTGTGAAGCTTTGACATGGACTACCGAATACTAGTAAGTCTACATCTAAATCTTTTGCTGAGACGTTTCTAACATCTCCAAGATTTTCGCTTTCTTTTTTATTATGTAATTTACAAAATAGTTGAGTAGCAGTTTTTCTTGTTTCACTAAAACCAACAATTTCATGTTCAATTCCTAAAGTGTTTAGGGATATTGAGAAGCTGCCTACTCCACTAAAAAGTTCTAATACTTTAATCAAGTATGTCATCCCTCCTACTTAACTGCAATTATTCCTACAAAGTTGTTCCATTTAAACCAAGTATCTATATCCTTAAAACCAGCTTTTTCAAGCATTCTTTTATTTTGTTTTAAGGTTAAAGGCTTTAATACTCCTCTAATTGATTGAGATTTCTTGATCACTTCTTCATAGGTCAAACCATTCTCAAGTTTAAAATCATGATATATTTGGTTCATGATTTCGTGTGATTGTACAAATTCTCCATTTACTTTCTCAACAAGGATAAATGCTCCACCTTTATTCAAGCCTTGATAAACATTTTTTATTGTCTTTTCTCTATCCTCAATATTTATAAATTGCAAAGTTAAAATAGAAGTAATGTATGAAGCGTTTGTGAATTTAAAATCTTGCACGTCTTCAGATATTATTTTGATATTATCACTATCAGCGTCATTCATTGCCACTTGGTTCATATAAATAGAATTATCAATTCCAATATAATTAGCATTACGTTTTAGAATATTGCTCATGCCTTTTAATAAATTACCAGTCGAGGAGCCTATATCATAGACATTTGTATTTTCCTCAACGAAAAAACCGCCGATAATTTTAACAATCTTATGTATCTCTTTATAGAATGGTACAGATTTTTCTACGTGTTCATTAAATTCATTAGCTGTTTGCTCTGATTTAAATGTCCACTGAAAAGGGTTATAATTCATCTTCCTCATCTCCGAACCAAGCTTGTAATATTTCTAAGTTTTCTGTATCAATGTACAAATTTAAATCATGATATGTATAATGTCCTACAACATTTCTATCTGGAAAACCTAAGTCTTCTCCATTCCAATCTGCTTGCCAGTGTAATTTACTCCAGTCAAAGTCCTCTGGATTATCAAACAATTAGGCCACTTCCAAACAAATCTAATCTATGTAAAACTTGATCCCAAGTAATAAAACCTTCACCATTAGTAGCTTCCAGTACCATTCCATATACAAATTGGTTAGTAGAGAATTCAGCACGGTCTGGATCAGTATAAGGTTTTCCGTGTCCTTGTCTAATATCTGAACAGTAACATAGAACTGTTTTATTTAAGATTTTTTCTTGCTTGTAGATTTCGTCTTGAATTAAATCATAAGCTTCTGTTTGATCTCCATATACATCATGTTTTATTTCTTCAGATAAGACACTCAATCTATCAATTGTTTTTTGAGCTTGTTTCTTCATTCCAATAATAATTCCGAGCTCAGAAATTGTTCCTAAACCTTCATTTAAAACATCAAGAACATAGATATCTGATTTTTCCATTGCGGTAAAATCATTCTTTAAAATTCTCTCGGCCAAACCTTCTTGAACTGCATTAGACTTATCATTAATAGATTTGTCTTGGTGAGGGCTATAAGGTTTTACTCCCTCAATTGCTTCAACTTGGTTATGTTGTTTTTCTCTATAATCAACCATTGCTTCATTAAGAATATGGCCAGCTAGATAAATTACTTTCTCCATAAGTTCTCTCCTTTTTAATAATATGCTTTTTTATTGTTTCCACCTAATATGTACTCAATACTACTTTCATATATGTATCTGATAAGTTCCTTTCTATCAGCGAATAAATCTCCATTAAGTATGTATATCTTTTGATCCTGATAAAGTGGTGTTCCATAATAACTAATGTCGTAAATTTCTTGCGTTAAGATTTCCATTAGTCTTCATCACTTTCACTCTCTAAGAATTCAATTTGTTCTTTAAGTTCTTTATTCTCCATTCGAAGATATCCATAATCTACTGATAAAGCATGATACTTGTCTTGATATGTACCAACATCTTCTTTTTTAAGCCATTCAATATCTTCAATCAGTTCGCTAATAGTGTCTATCTTGCCAATAGCTTGCATAATTTTTAATTGATCAATAATATCTTGTAAATTTAATGGTCTATTGTATTTAACCTTCATATTAATTACCTCTTTTTATATATTATTTTTTTCTTGAAATCAAGCTGCTCAAAAGTAATATCTCCAGTTGAACTTTCTATTAAAGCGTATCTTAGGAAGTCATGAATACAAATAGTGTAAACATTTTTCTCTACATCTGGATATTGTACAACTTCTTCAATATCTATATCATCTACTGTGATATTATCCAACTTCTTAATTGTTTCAGCGAGAAGTTTTTTGTTTGATTGGTTCCAGTAATGCTCTGGCAATCTTGCTAAAAGTCTTCCCATTTGATTTGTTTCAACAACAAATTCTTTAATACCTTGCTTATTTAGGTTCGGTAACATCTTTGTCATTATCTCCTTTTAATTCTTTAATCTGCTCATCTAAATCTGCAATCTCTTGTGTCATGTCAGTAATGATTTGCTCTGATGAAATTCTTGAAGAGATTAATTCAAAGATGAGTTTTGAAGTAATTTCTTTATCCCACTCTTTTTTAGTTAGTGAGGTATTGTTTTCTGTATAAACAATGTCTTCAATGTTATTATCTTCCTTTGAGATATAAATTTTAAAGTTGATCAATTCAACTACATAAGTGTCTTTTTCTTTATGCAATTACTTTCTCCTCCAAACGTTTAATCTTAATGTTATTTGTCTTTAAGATTTCGTTAATACCTTCTAAGTCAAAGTCATCTAGAACAGCCTCTCTAGTGATGATAATATCTTTTGTATGTTCAGTTCCGTCAATATATGTATTAATAATCATATGTGTATATTCATTTTCATCTTTCGTGAATTTGAAATCTACGTCATGCGTTTTGTTTGCTTTCGCTATGTATAATTGGTTATATGCTACTTTATATAATTTACTCATTTTTCTCTCTCCTAAATTTTTTGAAGCATTTCATCCGATTTAATACCGATGAATTCTAGTGCTTCTTCCATTCCTTCTCCAGATTGTAGTGCTTCTTCAGCTTTGTCGTAAAATGTTGTTAACATTGTTGCTATTTGCTCACGATGTTTTAAATATTTTTCATATTTCATTTGTTCGTAACTCATATCTGTCTCCTTATTTAATTATTTTGGGAGCTTATCAAATGAAGCTAACGTTACTAATAAGCTCCCTTTATTATATGTTATTTCTTATATAAGAGAAAATTTAATTTCTCTTATTATCTTTCACAAGTTATTACTTGTTTATCTTCAGTTGTAAGATACATTGTTTTGTGATCATCACTAAACCTTACATTGAATGTTGCCTCTGGTTCGTCATCCATATTCACAATCAAGAAATATTGATCCGTTTTACCATATCTTTCGATTTCATATGTACCATACTTAATGTTAGTACCATCTGTGTTCTCGCTATCAACTTCTCCATCTTTGTCAAAAGTAATATATTCTTCAGTGTCAGTTTCCCACGAGTTCACTATATATTTACTTTCATCACTAAATGGTTTAAACACTGCAATTAGTATAATAATTAAAAGCGATATTGCAATAACTACTGAAGATACTGTAATCAATCTCTTTTTCTTTTTGTTATTAGATGTTGTATTCATGCTCTTCACACTCTCTTATATAATTTATGTCTTAATTATAATTGATGTTTTTATAGATTACAATACTATATTTTATTTTTTATGAAATTAATTTAAACTTACTTCATCTTTATCATCTCTTACCATTTTGAATACAGGGAACCTCAAACTTTCCCCACCTTTATCATTCTTACTTTCTTCAAAATAGCTAATCTCAACGATTTTACCTTCAATTAAGTCTTTTTGTTCCCAGAATAACTTTCTATCTTTATCTGAGAAACCTGAACCTACACCTAACTCATAACCTTTATAGTCTACTACGATGTTTCCTACCTTGTTACCTCGAACATGTTCCTCTACACGTAAGCAGCGTAAATCAACGGTATGGAAAGTCTTAAACTTTAATAAAGATTTAGTTCTTTTTGCTTCATAATAAGCTTCAATTTCATCTAACATTGAACCTTCAAAGCCATTGTCTTCCAATTTCTTTTGTACAGATTGAATTTCAGCCATGTCATTACCGATATAATGAATAGGTACAATATCAATAACTTTTGGATCAATCACTTTTAATTGTTCATAGAATGCTAACAAGTTATCTCTACGTTCTTTGAATTTAAGCTTTGATTTCCCTTCATAAAACTCTTCCAAAGGCATATTATCAAACATCACAAATTTAATGTCTGACTTGTCACCTTTAACTCTCAAGATTTTTGAAGTAATTCTGAATAATTCATCGTTAGGAATACTTTCAGTTTCATCAATCGCAAGTAATTCACCATCAAACATTATAGGAGTATTTGTTTGTTCATAGTATTTATTAAATAATACTTCAATCTCTTTCAGTCCATCAATTGTTTTTCCACTGCGACCAAAGATTTGAACACCTTTATCATTAACTAATACTACTGATCGAACACCATCAAGCTTAGTTGATTGTGCGTATCGTACATTTGGTTTAAGTTTTCCTTCAAATTTGCTTCCTTTTCTTACATCAAATTTAAAGATAAAACCTTTGCCGAATACTTTATTAATCGTTACTTTTGAAATACCAATTGGATAATCTTTGATGATAATACCTTTAACCATATCGGCAACATCAGTATCAAATACTTTTCTAGCATTATTAATCATACCTTTAGCATATGCTATATCTTTATCCTTACCAGAATTATTACTTCTTAGATATTCAAAAAGTTTCATTAAATCAATATTATTAATCGTCATTGGGTTAATCGGTTTAGCGATTTTCTTACTTGAGATACCAGTAACAATTAAGTCATCAAACAAGAATTTTAGTGTCTCAGTTAATAATTCATTGTCTTTGTGTTTTCTAAGGATATTCTCCTTACTAGTCTTACTGTTAGTGTTTTTGATCTCTTGTAAGATTTCGTATAGCTCTTGCATAATTTCCTCCTATGCTGCTAATACTTCCTCAAGCTGAGTTTTATACTCATCATATTGAGGTAAGTATTTTTTAAACAGCTCTAATTTTTCTTCATAGTATTTTAACTCTTCACTTTTCTCTGTGTTGTTGTGTTCATCTCTTAGTTGTAAGTTGTTAATAGTTGAGTTAACACAATTCATATATGTATGACACTCTTTGCTCATTCTTTTAAGATATTGAAGTTCCTCTAAGTTCATGTTATTTACACCATAGTCTTCGATCATTTCAATTTCTTCTTTAAGTGCTAAGATTTCATTATGTTTGTCAATGTTTAATACTTTCATTTTTCCTGTCCCCTATCAATTATCAATTATATTAGTAATTAATTTTTGTTAAGTCTTTAGGTGTTAAATTAAGTATAGCACATTGCTATGTATTTTAAAATATTTTTATATATTTTGTTTCTTAAAAATTCAGATTTTTAAACTGCTGATCCTTCTAAGATTGCTAACGCTTCTTTAGAGAAATTATTTTTCCAACTGTTCCCTTTTAAATAATGTTTTACTCTCTTTCCTCTTTTTCTTCTTAATGCTTTAAGTTTTTCTTCTCCTCCAAGTTCATTAAAGGCTTCTAAGTATTCGTGTCTACGATCCTTCCAGCAACGTCTCGCTTCTAAAACTTTTTGTAATTCTTTGCTTAGGTAATAACCTTGATAAGCATTCATGTTTCTAGTTTCAATGTCGTGAAGTATTTCACTTACTTGTTTATCAGCTTTAGAAATTTCTTTACTACATATCTTTAACTCCTTTTGTAAGTTCTCCAAATCTTTTTCCAAACGTAGCATTATGTTTACCCCTCTCATACTTTTAACTCCTTTTTATATTTTATTTCTTATCGCTGAGTAAAATATACCATGTGCATATCTTACTCGTCAATAAGAATTTTCAACTTTTTAAATTTTATTTCCTCTAACTTATAAATAGTCTCTCTCTAATTTATATCTAAGTACACCATCTTTAGAAATGCTTTCGATCAACTTGGTTGAAGATGAAGTTGAGGTGTCTTTATACTTCTTAGATACAAATTGTCCTCCACGTCTGAAGCCACTAAATATCAATTTGTTGCCCTTCTTAAACCATGACTCCTCAACTACACTACCATTAAGTTTACTAGTCTTGTCGTAGTAAGAAAAATTGCCATGATATTTAATTGTTACAACTGAACCATCAGTAGCAAGAATAGTTACTGACTTCTTAGGTGCATTTTTTGCAATAACTGTGCCAGCAATATTAACAATTTCATACTTAGGCATTTCTCTACCCTTAAATTTAAATACATCTGCTACTACTGGATCAACTGGTAACTCTTTAAAATCAGTAATATCATAAGTCTCTTTATTTACGTTGTATAACTCATGCTTATGGTAATAGAACGATAATGTCTCCATTTCCCAAGATGAATAATTACCTAATGCATGTTTTTTCCAAGCTTCATTTAATACATATCTATTTGCTAATTCAATAGGCTTATCTGTCTTCAGCCATTCTTTTAAATCTTTAGTCTTCTTATCAAAGATTTTCTTGAATTCTTTTTCGTCTACTTCATAATAGCTTCCTACTACATTAACAATAGCTTCATTACCAATCAAACGATCATAAAGTTCAGTGTCTTCAACTTTAAAGATTTTGTGTTTAGTTTTACTCTTACCTGTTTGAACTTTTCTTAACACTTTATTCTTGATGTTTTCTCTTAATAAGACTAATTCATATTCAGGTCGCTCACTAAGAATATCCGCTTCAAGTAACAATTTGATATTCGCTAAAGTTAAGTTAGTCTTCAAGTCTGTTATGTATTTAACCACGTCCATCATAATCTTCTTACGTTCACCAAATTCATCTAACATACCAGATTTAACAATAGAAATTAAATGTTTGTTAGTAATCAATTTAGTGTCGTATAACTTAGTTAACACATCATCTAGTGAATGATATGGACGATTTGCAATGATATGATCCACTATTTCGTTATTAATATTCTTAACTGGTTTTAAACCATAGACAATAGCATTGTGCTCTACGTCTGGACTAAACTCTAATGTAGATTTATTAATAGAAGGCAGCTTAACTGTTACGCCATTCTCTTTCATCTTACCAATACCATTAGCAATCTTTTCATAATCAATATCTTTACTATCAGTTGATATTGAGTCACTATCTACATTTAAACATGCAGTTTGCCAATAAATTCTTGGGAACCTTCTATTTAATTCTAAGTTTTGAATACCAATAACTGAATAAGCAGTTGTATGTAATAAACTGAAACTATATGAGAATTGCATTGCGAACTGGACATTCCATACATAATCTAAGAATACTTCTCTTGCTCCACATTCTTTACCCTTAGAATAAAACAGAGATTTTATTTGGTCTAAAGCCGAACCTTTAGGCTTAGCAATGGCCTTTCTGAGCTTATTTTGCTCCAAAATAGTGAAGTTAGATATCCTATTGTCCGCAGATAGCCCCATTGAGTTTTCTTGAGTAATGTTTAAGCCTTTGTCATGTAATAAATGCTCTTCCATAATCTTAATTTCTTCTTCATTTAAACCAAATTCACGCATTTCTTTATACCATTCGTTAATATCATTCTTATGACGAATGTATTTATCAATTGGTTGTTCTTCTCCGTCAGACTGTAATCTCATTAACGAGTTTGCTGCACAGAATTGTTCAAATGTTTCTGGTTGTACCCTCTTTAATGTCGTTTGTCCAATCTCGGTTTGGAATTGAAATAAGTCATTAATTTCTCCAGTTGAAGCTAACTCAAAGTATTCATTGCTTTCTAAGTCTAAATTCTTAGGGTGTAGTAAATCACTAAAGTTTTCTCTAAGTGATTTTGTATTATCAATTAGTCCATCTTTAGATAATAATTCTAATGTTGCTCTAATTCTATCTAAGTTCTCTACACTTAATAAGTCAAATTTTACTCCTCCCATGTATTCTGAGTCAGACAAATTATATTGTGTTACATGAACATCTCCACCAGAAGCAGTCATGATCGCATTATTCTTATAAGCTTCATCATTAAAGATAATTACTCCACCAGCATGTATACCTCTTCTAGTTACTAAACCTTCTAGTTTCATTGCGGTTTCAAGTAATCTAGGATATTTCTCCATTTCATTTTTGAATTGAGTATCTGGTTTTCTATCTTTATCAGGGTTTCCATATAGTGTATCTTTAATACTCCATTGTTGACCACGTTCAACTTTAATAAATGAACCTAAATATTGTGCTTCTGTATCTGGGATATTTAAACCTCGAGCCGCCATTTTAATTGCAGATTTAGCACCTTCAGTTCCATATGTACATACATTTAATACTCTATCTTCACCATAATGTTTTTTTAATGCACCGATAATACGTTGACGTTTAGAACCTTCACAGTCTATATCTATATCCATTTATACCGTTACTTTCGTAATACTTTAACACTGTTTTAAACAGTCGGACTAGACTATATCTCCATTAATTAACTTAATGTAAATGCACTTCCAGTAGTGACAAAATCTACTGTACTCCCAATAGGGATAGTCGTTGCACCTTCTTTTAACTATTCTTAGAATTAAGCAACATATTTATTTGACCATTGTAAACCATATTATTTTCTAAGTTAGTTATTATATATATTTTTACTAAGTTCATATTTCTCTCCAATTATTTTTATAATTTTCAAGAATAGTTAAAAGCTTGGCACAGTATTCTCAGCTATCTATTCTAAAATAGACCTTAGAGTCTCTTAGTCAGTGGCTTCGTCCTTTTTAAATGTCATTATCTCCTTGCAAGGCTTGAATGACGGTCTTATTCAACTGATACTGTTAGCACTTATAATTAAATAAGCACACCGTTTTGTCATACGTTCACATTTAATACCCAATCATCTTAGGTAATTCTGGTCGCTCTTTAGTTAAATGTCTCCAATGAGGTAAATTATTATATTTTAAAGGGTTAATTTGAGTAATTCCTAAAAGGTAATTTAACAAGAAACCAGCACCAGAGCCACGTCCAGAGCCTACTAAACTATTACCTCCACACTCATCATCTTTCCACATAATATTTACAATCTCTCTACAAGTTAAATAATATGAACTCATAGTTTGGTTTAATTTATGACTAATACCAATGATTTCACTTAATTCGTCATCAATACGTTTTAATATTTGATGGAATTCCTTTCTGCCAATGCCTTTGTAATGTAACTCTTTAAAGTAACCTTTTTCGATTAAGTAAAGTAAATATTGATCATCTACTTTATCTGAATTCGCTAAGTATTTAATATGTTCATATGTATCGTAAGCTTTACTAAATATGTGAGATAATTCAAATTCTGGAATTGTAGACTTAGGAATAATTGAAGTATGATTAATATCATATACCTCTACTTTGTCATAAATCTTCTCAGTATTCTTAATAGCTTCTTCAATGATTTCTTCAGATAGATAAGACATTTGCTTCTTCATTTCATCAATACTATGCATATAGCAATAGTAATAAAACTCATCAACTTCTCTGTCTCCTTCTTTTGAGTTTAAGAATACTCTATGAACATCTCTGTCTTCTGGTCTTGCATAATGAGTGTCATTAGCTACAATACATTTCAAACCAGTTTCATTAGCTAAGTTAACTAAATGCTTATTACAATAAATTTGTACTTCACTTTCGGCTGGTTGTAGTTCTACATAGAAATCATCTTTACCAAACGTCTCAATGCACCAATGTAATTCTTTTCTGGCTGCGTTATAACAGTTAGCTATTTCTTCAGATGAAGAACCATTTTCCTCAGCCGCTTTCATTTTCTGTAATTGAATATTAACGCTTGAACCAATACAAGCTGTCGTAGCCATGATCGTTCCTTTATATTCTTCACTTGTAGCCACACTTCTTAAAAAGTCTTTAGTAGTTGGTGTTCTCTCCATCAAACCTGTAAAGAAACTATTCTTCCAAGCTTCACTAGATAACTTGCTTAATGCCTCAAAACCTTTTCTATTCTTAGCCATTAAAATGAAATGAGGGAATTTAGTTACTCCTCCACCAACATAGTTATCTCTAACCTCTTCTAAGCTATCAACTAAATATATTTCGTTACCTAAGACTAATTTAAAACTTTCATCTACTATATTTTGTTCCTTTAGAGATTTTAATTCTTGTATCATTTGTACTGCACTTGATAAACTCTCATGTTCGGTAATAGCTAAACCATTGTAACCAAGTTTACTTGCTGTCGTTAATAATTCTTTTGGTGACGTAATAGCGTCAATAATTCTAAAGTTAGAAAACATTGTATGGTTATGTAAAGCCATTCTCTTCTTACACACAATCTATTCCTCCTAATTACTATTTTTAACATATTCTAAATATTCCATACTTGTCATACTATTAGTTTTTAAATTCTTTTCGATCATATCAACTTGCTCTTCACTTAATTCTTTAGGTTTATCTTCTTGCGTTCCAGTCATAATAAAAGAACCAACTAAGTCACTTGGTGGAAGATCATCACCTTTGAAAGCTACTTCAGTAATATGAGTATACTCTCCCGTGTCTAGTGCGTTTTCATTAACCCAAAAACCAATACTAATTCTCTTATGTCCTAAGGTAATAGCTGAACCGTTTAGGTTATTGCTTACAACACTTGCAATTTCTTCTCCTTCTTCCAACTCTATTCTTTCTAATGATTTTTTGTTTTCGTCATATTTTAAAATCATATTATCACTCCTTCTTTTATTATTATATTTTATTTCTTAAAGTAAGTAAATAGTTTTTTATACATTTAAGAATGATTTTAGAACGATTAAGAAAAGTTTAACATAAATTTTTTATATTATGATAGTCTTTTTTTGCAAAACACTTTATTTGAAGGAGAGAATTATTATGACAATCTTATCAAAATTATCTAAAGGAATTGCAGTTACAGCTGTTGCTACTGGAATTTCATTATCACCTATTGCAAGTTCAAATATTTCTCATGCTGCTACTGAAACAACATCTACGACTCAAAATAACAATGCAGCTGGTCAAATTAGTAAAGTCGGAGAAAATGACGCTCAATTTAATTTAAACAAAAATGTTACATACGATGTTGATGAAAACGGAATTGCTACTTTAACTGATAAAAACAACGGTAAAACTGAACAACTCCCTTACAGTGCTAAAGATAAAGATGGTAAGGATGTTACTTTAGTTTATTATGAAGAAAATGACAAGCTATTTGTACACGCACAAGAAAAATCATCTGAACGTGGATGGAAAAAATGTGCAGCTGGTATAGCTGGTGGAGCAACTACTGGAGCGACTACTGTTGGCTTAGCTGGAGCAAGTGTTGGTACAGTAACATTGCCGCTAGTTGGCACAGTAGGCGGTGGTGTTGTAGGTGCTGTCGGCGGTGGTGTCGGTGGCGGCTTAACTGGTGGAGCAACGTTCTGCGGTAAATAATAAACATTTAAAGGTGTTTAAAAATGACTAACATATACAAATGGTGGATATTAATTATATTGAGCTTAATATTGATCGGATGGTTATTCTTTAGTATTCGCTATGGTAATCTTGCGGTTGAAGAAGTGTTAATCATCAATGTATTTTTCATTATAGCTTACTTCCTTTATCTAATTAATTATATACGCTTTAATAAATCGTAATTACTATACTAAGAATAATTTTTAGACAGTCACTATTAACTTAGTGACTGTCTTTTTTATAACTTAATATTTCTATACTAAACTTTACTATAAGAACATTTGTTCGTATAATAGTATACATAATACTATTTATTGGAGTGAATTTAACATGAGACCTTTACCTGATGAATATAAAAATGAAACTGATTATCGTAAAATTCCTAGTGAGTATTTAGATAAAGTTATACCTCAAGGTCGTGAAAAAATTAATTGGCAACCATTTGCCACTATTCCTGAGCAATTTGAAAAACTTAAAGAATACATCATTGATCAAAATAAAACTGACAGGTCTTCCCTCTCATCTGCTCAATTTGAATATATAAATAATAAGCTTAACTATTGCTATAAGAACCATGCTCCAATAACTATTTATTATTGGAATAACGGTTATATAAGTAATCTCTATTGTTATATTAAGGCAGTTGACTTAACTGAAAAACATTTAATAGTTTCAAACGAAAATGGAAATCAAACTAGAAGAATAAGTTTTAAAAACGTATGTGATGTAGACTAATAAATATAACTAGCTTACCAGCCTTTTATAATATATAATAGATATTGTAAAATATTTATATAGTTGAAGGGGGAGATTAAATATGCCAGCAGCTCTTAGAAAGAAATGTCAACGTTGTGGAAAAACTAAACGTTTAAATGAATTCTATGAAAACTCAACTAAAGCCGATCATCGTAATGGTATTTGCAAAGCTTGTCAAAAAGAAGTTAACGGATAATAAAAAAAGGGCTTATAGCCCTTTCTTTTTTTATGCTTTAGAGTCATAAACATTTTTAGCTGCTCTTCTCTTACTATTTTTATTACTTTCATCTAAGGCAATTTCTTTTAATTCTTCTTTAGATTTATCTTTATATGCTCTTTCGTATCTCTCTACTTCCTGATCGAATTTTTCTTTTTGTTGTTCAGCATTTTCAACTTTTTCTTCAATTTTATCTCTCATCTTTTCAGCGTATTTATCTCTGTTATTATAGACATCTTTAGCTGCATTCAAGAAGCCTCTACCAATTTTCTTACCTACATTTTTACCAGTTCTAGCTGTATTTTTAGCAAATACTTTACCTCTAATTAGAGCGTCAATATCTATTAAATCACTAGTAGAGTCATCTAAGAAATTATTTTTAATAATCAATTTAAAAATTATATTGTAATTCTCTTCTTTCATTATTTCTTTTTGTAAGTCAGTAGCTTTATCCATATCTACTTTTTCTTTTTTATATAGATAACTTTTGTATTCATCACTTTTTTTTGCTTTCCCTTCTTCTTCACATATAAATTTCGTTCTTTCTTCTTCGGTCTCAAAGTCCTTCTTTTTTAGTTTAGATTTTATAATTTCTAATAAATAATCATTTTCTTTTTTTAAATTTTTTAGTGTTAAATCTTCAACTCTCACAGATAGTCTCTCCTCTTTTATAATTTTTACTTAATTATATTATAATGCAATTTTAGAATTTTTATATAGTTTTACAACTTATTTATTATACTAGCCATTAGTTTATTAATTAATTTTTTCTATTTTAACTTTAGGATCGGTATTAGCTTTTTCTAAATCGTCTACGCTTTTTGAAGTTGTCGCTTCATATTCATCTCCTTCTTTATGCCAATTGTAAATAGTTGTTTTCATTCTTACTTCATCATAATTTTTAGGCACATCATCCCAACGTAAAGAAGTTAGCCATTGATCAAAATCTACTTTAATATCAATCTTATCAAAGTTTAGCATTAAATCAGCTTGATTATATTCGTTACATTTATTTTCAATTTCAACAATTGTTTTACCATTTTCGTCATATGCGTGTATCTCTGGCTTAGAATAATAATCTTTATTAATTTTACCTTCTCCATACATAGAGTCCATTATTGCTGGCTTCAATTCATCTTCAATTTGTTTATATTTTGCTCTTTCTTGTTCTTCTTGTTGATTTTTCAATTCAATAGAATTCTCTTCTTCTTGAGTTAATTTTGACTCTTCTTCTGATGGATCATCTAATTCCTTATCGTGAATTTTATCCATTCTCTTATTATATTCTGCTACTTCAGAGTCAGATAAAGCTTCTACATCACTCGGAGTTAATTTTTTAACTTCATTATCAGACATTTCATTAATTTCTTTTATATTCCCACCAATTTCCATCGTACAACCTACAAATAATAAAGCAATAATAGTTATTATAGCTAATGTTACTAATCTCTTCTCTAAACTTTTTTTACTCTTATTCAATTTTTTCCTCCACTATAACTTAATACTTATAGATTACCAAAACTATTTTACATTTTATAGTTAATTTTATAAAAACGCCTAGTAGTTAATTCTACTAAGCGTTATCTTTTATATATTGATTACTTTTAAAGCAATTGTCTCATTACTCAATTCACCTTTATAACCAATTGCATTGGTATAAAACGAACTGCCTATATCATAATCTCCTCTTTCATGCACATGACCAAAAAAATTTATTGGAGCAATATGTTCGTCAACTTTGCATAAGAAACTTCCATTTGATCCATCATGTAAATGTAGTTTATGACTATAAGTCATTAATAGTGGATAATGAGAAATAAACAAATCTGGTTTAAACTCTTTAATATCTTCATATGATTTCATATCCATACTGTTTAAGTCGTTTACTTTATTTGGGATATATCTACTATCATTCATAAAACCATTATAGAAACTAATCTCTTCTTCTGTATTAGGCTTACTCGTCATTGTACAACCAGCAATTCTTAAACCTTTGTATATATCAGTAACCTTGTTAACAGCACTATGTAATAATACTACACGCTCATTATCTGCCAACATATCATTTAATTCTATAATTCTATTTAAACTATTAGCCTTGTATCTTCTCATTTGTGTTTTACTAATTAAATAGTAATCATGATTTCCTAACACAACATATACTTTATTGAAATACTTTGAGAATACTTCAATAGTTAACTTACTAATACTATTGTGATGTGAAATATCTCCAGCAATCACTAAAATCTCAGCTTCTAAACATTCTTTTTCACTTTTAGAGAATATAGTATTAATAAATTCTTCTATCTTTTTTCTGTTTTTATGTTCGTTATTATTAAATTTTATCCAGCTATCAATATGTAAATCATTTAAATATGCTATTTTCATATTTTATTTGTTCTCCTGTATAAAATTTTCATTTAATATTTGTTTTAAATATTGCAATATATGTTTACTAATATATTTCTTGCTTTTATGTTTAACTTTAGGTATCGCTCGCTCTAATAATAATTCTATATTTGTATTAATATAATCAGTGGTATAACCAATAATAAGAAATTCTAATTTTCCTTTTGTTCCCAAAAAGTCCATGTATAATGGGTATTTGAATTCACTTATATGAACACGCTTGGTTACGTTTGTTACACGTACTTCTATCGTCTCTTTTTTGTAATTTTTAACGTTGATCGTTATCAAATGCTTAATGTATGTATGATTTTATAAAAATCTTCTAAACTTTTAAAATGGTCTATTTTTCTATATTCTAATTCATATCCTTCATTAGTAACTGTTTCAGAAATTTCTTTTGCAATTTTCTTACTGTCCACATATCCAAGAACTTCATTTCGTTCTTCCTCACTGTTTGATAACTCTATAAGATACATAATTTCCTCCTTAAATTAATAGGTATCAAGCCACAACTTGATACCCTTATTTTTAATTACATGCGTTTTTTAGCGTAATCACTATATTTAATTGTCTTATCTAATGGATATTTTGCTTGAGAATAAAACATTATAGCTAAAGCAACAATTGGAGAAACCATAACTAGATGTTCATAATTAAATAAAAATCTGATTAAATCAATAATATTATCTAAAGCCATGACACTTAAAACTAATACTCCAGCGATCACAATAAATAAAGAGAACTTATAAAATAAACTTTCCTCATTCATAATTTTTGAAATAAACTTAATTACCTTTTTCATCTTCTGCCACTACCTCTCCTAATCTATTAAATACGTTTTCTAGTGCTTTATAACGTGTTTGCAAATTGTCATATTTATTTTCTAAAGCCTTGATATATTCCTCTTGAAGCTTCAATCTCTTATCTTTTAAACTTTCTGTTGCTTGGTCTAATGTTTGAATAATAAAAGAAGACACATAAGTTATAAATAAATATATCACTGTTACTGTAAACGCAATTTTTAAATAGGTATCTAAATCATAGAACCAATAATTAACTATAAATATAATTGACGCAGTTATTACTGATAAAGCTAAAACTAAATATGTATCTCTTTTTCTATACTTAACTTTTTTATATTTTATTTTTTAATTATTCTCATTAGCGAACCAGTAAACTCATAAGTAATAATCACAATACTTAACAATTCTAATATTCCTAACAATTTATACCATTCCTTTATTATATATTATTTCTTCTAATGGAAAGGATAAAGGCATTATTTACAATGCCTCTTGATCCATGTCTCAATTCCCTCAAGAGTAAGATTTTTGTCGTTTACTACTCTTAAAGTAAACTGAACCGCTTCATCTTGAGTGCATTCAAAATTAATACTATTTAACTTCAAAAATATTACCATAGATGTAAAAGCTGTTCTTTTATTCGCATTATGGAATGCGTGCTTTTGAGCTATATTTCTATATATAAAAGCTGCTTTTCTCTCGATTGTTTCATATAGTTCAACTCCACCGAATGATTGTTTAACTCCTTCAATAGTAGCATTAAGAACTTCTGGAACTTTAACACCAACTTGTTCTTTTGGTGAGAAATCTTGTATTGCTTTTACATTAATGGCAATCACTTGTTTTTCAGTTAAATATTTAGTGCTTTGCATTATAAGTCAACCATCCTTTTTAAAGCTTGGTTATACTCAGTGAATGTTTCATCCAACAATTTAAAAAACTCCTCGTCCTCTCTTACCTCCTTTTCGATGGTTACTTTATTATCTTTTACATTAAATTTAAGATTATCACCATTTGATATTCCGAGTGCTGCGATCACTTCTGTCGGTACAGAAACAACTGAACTATTACCAGCTTTTCTTAGTTTTCTTGTAGTAATCATTTGCAAGCCCTCCATTTCCTTTTTTGTTCATTTTATTCCTTTCTATTGTACGATAACATTTACATATCATCCATAATCTACCTATTCACTTTTCAATCATTATGATACGAAAATGATTACTTACATACAAAGTATACACGTATATACATATATACACAACTATTATTTTAAAACTTTCTTTTTAAATTCGATCAACTCATCAAAACTAACTGCAATTTTTCCAGTAAAATCATAATCAACATTGATATGATAACCTGTTTCCATAAAGTCAGAATGAATATGACCATGAATATTATATAAATTTTTTCTTCCAATTAAAGTTGGATAGTGACTTAAATAATATCTAACTCCATCACGTTTAATCATATCTGCATACTTAACTGTAATACCTTCTTGTTCAAACAACTTAATCATTCTTCTATGATCATGATTACCAGCAATTAAAATCATCTTTTTATAATTTAATTGCTTTAATATTCTCTTAACGTCTTTTGGTTTCATATTAAAGAAGAAATCTCCGATATTATAAACTATATCGTCTTTAGTAATTGTTTCATTCCAGAGCTTAATTAAACCTTTATTCATCTCTTCAGCTGAACTCCAATACTTTCCTCGTGTTTCTTTTTCATATTCTAATATGTTTGAATGTCCAAAATGTAAATCTCCTACAAAGTAAATCATTATTTATTCTCACTTTCTTTTGGAAATTTATAAGGTTTTGAAATAAACTTGCTATTTATCTCTTTAAATTCTTCTTCTCTTATATTTAAATCAGTATATAAATAATCGCTTATGTAACCTAGTAATTTTCCAATAGTCTCACTAAATTTATTAGTGTAGTTATTAGAATTGATATGTATATTTCCTTCATTGTTTAATACTGAATTCTTACTTAGAGGTTCAAAATCTATCAAAGTATTTCCAGCATTTAGATAACAAATCTCAATTTTCGGTTTATTAGTATCGTAATAAGCAGAGAAAATTAATGAATAACCATTGTGAGAAATCACTTTTCCTTTAGAATTTGTTTTATTATAGAACTCTTTATCATTTAATTCCTTAATCTTATTCATCAATGTCTTTAATGGTTTTTGTTGTTCTTCTTCATACTGTAATCTAGATAAAACATATTTTTCCAGACGAGCAGCACATTTATCGAAGCTCACTTTACTTTTAGCAGAAATAAATAACCTACGCTTTTTATTAAATAAATCTATTGTGTAATTAGCTTCTATATGATCCTCTTGACACCTTCTCAATTCACTTTCTTGGACAACAAAACCTTGCTCAATTAATTTTAATGTTTCTTTTCCATAATTTATTTTCTCCATTATTCAACCAACTCTCCCACTATTTTTTCGCACTTACTTTCAATCAATGGTTTAACTTTATTCTCTTCTGAGTTGTCTAATTCTACTGGAATTTGATCAAATAAATCATAAATTTTTCTAACTAATGATAACTCTTTTAAGTCATCCTCATATTGTTCGAAGTAAAAAATAACTTCTATTGTGTTGTCGTCCTCTATTAATATATAACTAGGTTCAAATTTATCAGGTTTAAATATACCTCTAACTTTACTAAAAGAAATTATATATCCGTTTTCCTTAGCAAAAACATAATTAATTTTTGTTAAACGATTACTCATCATTACCGACCTCCAACTCAATTAATGGTAATTCAATATCTCTATAAACTGCTCCAACATCACAAAGCAACATATCATTATGCTTTTCAACTGTTCCTGTGATCGTTGGTGTATGTCCACATACATGAATATGCCCGTCATTTCTTTCAGCAAAATCTCTTGACCACAATAACTCATTGACTGTTTGTTTTCTCACATCTTTATAATGAACGCCACCAGAATGAGTAAATATGTATTTCCCTTCTTGATGATATAATTTTGAATTACACATAAGGATATCAAATTTTCTGTACTCTTCTGTTTTCTTCAAGGCTTTAACTTCTTCGACAAACTTTTTAAAGTATTCTGTATAAAAAATTTGATTATCTTCTTCAAAAGACTTGAGTGGTTTCGTATCTATTTGATAGGACTCAAGTGTTTCAATACAGTATCTTGCAAACCACTCGACTCCATATATATCAAGAATTTCAATACTTCTCACTGACTCCCAGAAGGCCATATCATGATTACCTAATAAAGTAATAATATTGTCGTCATTAGATTTCAAATTAAATATATAGTTAATAACTCTATTGGACTGTTTACCACGATCAATATAGTCTCCTAAGAAAATAATTAAGTCGTCTTTAGTACGTTTATCCAGTATCTTGTCCATCAACCTAAGTAACTTATCATATTCACCATGAATATCTGGGACTACAAATACTTTTCTAGTCATTAATACTTCACTCCTGTCGCAAAGTATTCTTCAAATTCATCTCTATTTGTAACTTCTTTAACATCGTTATATTTTAAAATTTGAGCAATTCTTCTAGAAGCGTCTTCTAAATCTAATGTTAAGTCATTATAAATACCATGTTGATGAAACTCTTTCATTCTTTTCCATAGCATATCGCTTACCATCTTTAATGAAACGCCACCATTTGTTAATTCAGTCATGTTGTTTCTCCTCTCTTATTTACATTCCTACATGAACTTCTCCTTCATGTACTAATAATGAAATCTTTTCATCTGAATATGTATTAAGATAATCAATCAGTTGTTGTAATTCTGTCTCTCCAGTGATTTCTGTTATCTGTATAATTACTTCAGCAATCGTTTTATAATCAAATTCTATGTTAAATGCATTACTCATTATTTTCATATCCTTTCAGCAGTGCTTTATTATGAGCTTCTACTTCAACCTTAATTAAATTGCCTGTTGTAATTAAATCTTGAATTAAATATGAGAACTGATCAATTTCAGATTGAGTGAATTCAATTTGATATGTATTGCTATTTCTACAACCGAAGAAAATTTCACCTCGATTATGTTTATTAGTTGGACGTGTTGATAAATTTAAATAACCTTTATACTTAGGTAAACATCCTAAAATTAAGTAATATTTTTTCTCTTCTTTTCTTTCTTCAATAGGAGTTTTTGAATATGAAAGAAGTGCTTCTGTTAATAAATTTTTCTTATCAATACTTAAATCATCAAAATCTATATAATTCGTACTAAATTTAAAAACATCTGTTTTACTTACAACGCCATAAACTTCATTTTCATCTTCATTTGTAATATAAAGCTGTTCTTTTCTACCTGATGAATAATAAGGATATATCACATTTTCTTCTACTAAATATAAATTTATTTCTTTTAATTTCTCTTTAAATTCTGTTGTTTTCATTTTTTCTCTCCTATTTTATAAAAGTCTTCTGTTGCCTAATGAAGCTAAAATATTTAATGCTTCACGTCTTAATTGCATTTCTCTTTCAATCTCTAGTGCTTTAAGTTCTTCATATGTATGTTCTCTTTCAAAACCAATAATAAATTTTCTACCATTGGTTTCATGGCAGCGATAATCTAAAACATTATCTCCATCATATTTAAGTATTTCGTCAACTATTTGATTGATAACTGTATCATCCAATTTAGCGTAGTCAATCATAAATTTATGGTCTTCGATTATTTTCATATTTTATTCCCTCTCAAGATAAAATTCAGATTTTATTCAAATGTAAGTGATCTGTTTTGACAAAATCGACTGGAATTTCGACTTCATCATTTGCTTCTAGGTACACTAATAAACTTTCTACTGCTTTCTTTACTAATGCTAATGCGGTTACAAACATAATTAGTTTAATTAAATTCTTCATAATTGTTTTTCTCCCATTTCTTTATAAAATTTATCTACATCAATGCAAAAATCTTCTTCAATTTTTTTAATAATCTCCAAAGTATTTTGATCTACTTGTTCTTTTAACATTCTCCATGCGTCATACATCATATTAGTGTCACTATATTCATCAATCATAGTGAAGAAATCTTCTGATTTCATATATATACTTTCTTGATCATCATCAGAAAATGGAGTAAAGTCTGACGTAATTTGACAAGCGTCTTGTGATTGATACCAAAAGTCTACATCATAAGCCATACAAACTCTCCTCTACTATTTTAATCTGCCATTCTCTACATCTAACATTGTTTCTCTGAGCATTAATGCTGCTCTTTGAATTCTCGCTTTTGATACTCTTTCGTAAGAATAAGATAAATTAGGTTGTACTTCTTTTCTTTTTTCTAATAATCTTAAATACTCTTTCGTTAACATAATTAAAATGTCTATTGGCTGTTGCATTTTACTTCCTCCTCAAGCTTATCCTCATAAATTTTTATTACTTTATTAATCTGCACAACTGCTTTATTAAGCTTTATGATTTCTTCAGTATTCATATAAGGTTTCACGATACTAATGAAATCAACTGAAGCACTTAAATTTGATAATATTTTGTCGATTTCCATAACCTATATCTCTCTTTATTTATTTTCGTATTTCTCTTTTAATTCTAAATATCTTTTATACTCTAATTCTTTTTGATACTTTTCTTCGGCTTCTTTATATTTATTATGTTTGAAATCTTCATATTCTTTTAATGCTTCTTGATCAATAAAAGGTAATTTCTCTTTTGTGAACATTCCTTCAAATCTAATTTCATCTCTAATAAATTTATGCATGAAGTCTTCTTCACTTAGATATGCTCTCTGCATAACGTCAATATCTAATAAATCGCATTCTTCTTTCATATATTCGTCTACACCTAAGCAATAAGTAACTATCTTCTTACTTTTTGTTACTAAGATAATTGCTGGCAAACCTAATTCAGTATTCACGCTTAATGCTGCATAAAAGACGTGATCAATTGTTTCTCCTTCAATATTTGATATTGATGGTTCATATGTATATTCTGATTTAAATACTTTATCTTCCAACTCTTTTTGAATTTGATACGCTGACTTCATATTAATTCTCCCCTTCATATTTTCTTGTATTCCAAGCTTTTACTAACTTACTCACTCTATCTGTGTCCATGTAAAGAAAAGTAGATGGTTGTAACTTACATTTTCTATTCGAACACTCGATCAAAGCTTTTTTAAAAGAGTAACGTAATCGTGCTTCTCCATTACAAAACGGACAGGGTTTTAAATACATTTTTCATCACTCCAATTCGTTCAGTATACTTTGACTAAGAATTTTACTTCCTACTGCAAAACGATAATCTTTTCTTATATTTTCATTCTTATTAAAAAGGTAAATTTCAAACGGGTTAACCTTCAAGTTAGATACTTCTCCAAAACTGTTCTCAAGTTCTTCAGTCAAGAAACTATCTACTATATTCAAAGCTTTTCTATATTGCTCCACTAAGCTATTCCTCCTCAAAACCTTTCGTTTCAATATCAACACTTTTTAAAAACTTATCTATATGTTCTCTGATTTCTTTTCCACTAAGGTTATTAGGTTCATATAACGTATGTGCCTTAACAATATTTAATTCAAATATTACACTGACAAATAAATCTGTTAACTCTTTTATCTTTTTACAAGCTTCACTATCTAAGTTTGTTTCTCGATGAAATCTAATACCTTTTGTTAAAATATCTTTCGTCATATTCACATCTAGTTTAATTTCCATTTTCTACTCTCCTTTTTTCTTTTACAATTGCTTCAACACCTCATAAGTTTGTTCAAATATATCTGGTTTAACTGGGTAGAACTCTCCATCTACGCCTTTAACGATATAATCGCCTAAACTAGCAGTCATAGTACCTTCTAATGTTTCAATATACATATAGCCTATATTGAACTTATGAGATACTTTATGTTTAATTTTTCCCTCAGCCCAGCTTGAGATATCTTCCACACTGTTAATATCACTAAATTGCATAAACTCAATTTCTACTGGTTTCTTCCTAGCCTTTTTAACCTCCATATTAAATCATCCTTTTTATATGTTATTTCTCTTGATGTTTAGTAATCTGATTAATTACATCTTTCATAGTTTTATCTTTTAGTTCGTCAGAAGTATATACTTTCATATCATGTGTTTCTACTTTAAGTGTTTTCTCATCATGATCAATATACATCTCTAATGATCCATCTTTAAGATGAAACACTAGTTTATCTTCACTGATATCCATTCCTTTGTCAGATAATTTCTTTAAAGCTTGATTAATAAAATTTGGTTTACTCATTATATTTCTCTCCTATACAACTTATTCTTTATTGTTTTCCTCTAGTTCAGTAATTCTATCTTCAATAAACATCATTACATCTTCATCAGAATACAAATCGCTGTTTTTGTAAACTTCAATTGATTTTATCTAACACTTCAGCTTTAAATTTAAATTCTTTTGCTTCTTTTAATAGTTTTTCGTGCTTTTCTTGAAGCTGATCTACTTCATTTTCTAATTGAATTCGTCTTCCTAATAATTTATCCAATATTATTACTCCTCTTTATTCCACTTTGAGTTCTCTTTAAGAAGTCCAGATTTCTTCAACTCCTCATTTAAACAACGTTCATTTTCAAACCAGACTTTCGCTAAATATCTACCAAACGAGTCACTTTTATGTGACTGAATATAAATATCTTTATTTTCTACACAACTTCTAGTAAACTGTGTTGCTTCCTTATAATTTGTTTGACTTCTCTCTGGAGTATCAACTCCAAGCAATCTCACTCTACGTTTTCCATATGTATTAAAACCAAAATCAATTACAATATCTAAAGTATCTCCATCTATTACTTTCGTGCATTTAGCTTTATATGTATAAAGGTGTTCTCCTACTTTCAACTTTCTCCCTCCAACAAATGCGGTGTCTCATAAATATTCCCCACCACTTCGGCGTGTCTAATTACTGCTCTCGGTTTTAAATTACCAATCACAAATGCCATCTCTTCCTCGATATACTCAACTACATATAGGCCATTGATATCCATTCCTACTTTAATATTTAAATTATCAATATCTTTTGTTTGTAAAGGATGATTATCGACTTTAACAATATCTCCTTGATAAATAGGTTGACCATTTTTATCGGTCTGAGCTGTTGGATATAATAACTTAAAATTTCTAACTAAATCTTTTTTCTCTCCATAAATTGAACCATCATTTGCTCTGATCCATTCATCCTCAATATGTAAACTTTGAACAAACCACATTCTTTTTTCTTGTTCATCCCAAACTTTCATTGGTAACATTTTCGATTTCCTCTCTTCTAACTTTAATATATGTATTAATTATTCTTTTAGTTGATCAATATGTGCTTTTACTTCTTGAGGTGTCAAACCTTCTTTTGCTGGAACCCAAGCTAACGTTCCATGACCACCAAAATGAGCAACTGTTTTTCCATTTGAAATAAACCATTCTGCTGCTGCACGCATTACATCATTAGTAGCTATACGTCTATTGTTTGTGTCCATAGCTCCATCATCTTTTGTGCGTGTCATATAAATATCTCCAGTTATTGCCGCTACAACTAATTCTATATTTTCATATGCCATAATTATTCACCTATAATTTTTCCGTTTTTCCAAATCAAGATATGCTCTCCATTTTCTTTAACTAAATGAAATGTTTTTACTAATGAAGTAATATCATCTTTTAAAACGTCTTTAATACTCTTGTTTTCGTAAATTTCTGAGTATATATTACTTTCAGTGAAATTAGTATAGACTTGTAATAATAACGGTATAACAGTATCTTCACTAATCTCTTCTTCAACTGCTACAATAAAGATATCTTTATCTGTAACACTTTCATCAATTCTTACGCCATGTCCATCGGTACTAAATTGAACAGAGCTTCTTTCCATAGTACCTAATCTTGTTTCGGAAATAAAAGTTCTACTTTCAACTTTTTTTGTGTTATTGAAACCCACTCAATCAATTCTGGTAATGTCATTTCCTTTTTAGTAACTACTTTTTGCATAATATGTATCACTCCTATTAATTTTTAAAATATCTCTTATATGAATAAGGTAGACAATCGTGAAAGTATTTCGCTTTTGCTTTACTGGTAAAAACTTCTTCATGTAATATCATTGTTTGATCATCTAAGTAAATAACTTTATATTTCATTCAATCACCTTTTATATGTTATTTCTTTAATCTTCATATAATTCTTTAATTTTAATTTTTAATCTCAAAACATCATAATCAATCTCTATATCGTATGGTAAATCAATTTCCTCCATTACATTTTCGACCAGTGAAACTGAAGGTGGATCATCATAACCATAACTTCCCCAACTAACTGTTACTTCTTTTTCACAGCCAGCAATCTCTTCTTTGATTTCTTTCACAATCTTCTGCTTAACATCGTTATATTTATTTAAGCCTTTAGAATGTGCATACTCTCTTAAATCATCTTTGATACTCACCTTTATTCCCTCCTAATTGTATATCTTATTTGCACTAAGTAAACTTTTTAATTTCTGTCTTTCATCTTCAAGTAATGACCAAGCAAACTCTAAAGATTGTATTCTCATATAATTTTTGCTTCCTACTTCATATCTATTTTCTTTTTCTAACATCTCATGAATAGCTTGTTTCGCCTCATCATGCATTAAAATAACATCCATTAATTCCATATGATCACTCCTATTTAACAAAACCTTCAGTATTTATAAACTCTGTTAAAGCACTATCGCTCATTAATGCCATATCAATAATATAAAAGTCTTCTCCATTTTTCATAATATCAATTGAATATTGACCTTCTAAATCAATATTTTCAATCAATTTACTGATTTCTTTTTGCAGTTTATTTACATATTTGTTGTATTCATAGTTTAACTTTTCTTCTTGTGATAAATATGTGAGATAATCTCTTCTCATTTGTTCATCACTCATACGTTTTAAATGATTTTTTAGTAGAACTGGATGCCAGTATGGTGCAGTACCTATAACTTCATTTGTATCAAAATTAACAAATGTACGATATTCTGTTCTAAGCGGCATTCCATTATAAATTGTAGGGCTTTCTTCTACGTCTTCTATGTATTCTCTTGCTACAATATCAACACTCATCCCCGCTCCAACTTCCATAGCAAAATTGTTGACCACTTGGAAATACTCTCCCATCTCTAATGGTTCAGTACATCTTGCATTATGATATTGAAACTTCGAACTAAATGTTCCTGTTTTTATAAAATATGTTTTATCTTCTTCCAACTCTAATAACTTAAATATTATTTGATTAAAAATTTCTCGTGACTCTTGAGTAGTGTCTTGATAATCTAATCTAATAAATTGAGCTAACTCTACTGGTAGTCTCTCTACTTTTGTTTTAGGCACTTTGAAGAAATCTTGTTGATCAATTGCTTGTTTAAGTTTAGGAAACCAATTGTAAAGTGAGTTTTTATTATCGCAAAACTCTTCATACAATTCATCATCTAATGAGGCAACTGATTTCATTCTTGAAGATAAATGGTAGAACATTTCTTCTCCTGTATTTCTATATCGCTCTTCCATTTCTCTCATCATTTCTCTAAATTCTGCGTCCATACCATACTGTTGCGATGTTCCTAATGCGAATTGGATCGGCATTTCTTTTAGTAATGAATATTGTTGTTTTAGTTCTTTTTGATTTTCAGATTGAAATAACTGTAATTCTTGTTTTGTAGGATAATA